GACCGGACTTCTAATGAACCGGACGAGCGCGTCGATCGTGTTCATGAACAGTGCCTCCAGGGTCTCGAAGGCACGAACGATGTCGTTCCACCAGTCCTGCGCGGTCTGTTTCGGGTTCAGGATGAAGTTAATCAGTGACTTCACCACCAGTAGTGTGGCGATCAGTGGCGAGAACCACAACAAGATGATCTTGAACACTGACGACGCTGTCTTCCCGAGGTTTTCGAGGATGGCGATGACACCCAGCAGTGCGAATCCGAACGCAACGACGAGTGCACCCCACCCCGAGGCAACGAGTGCCGTCGTAATCGTTGCGATCGCACCAACGACGGCAATGGCTGCAACCCGAGCAGCACCTTCGAGTTTCATGAATGCTGCAATACCGAGTCCGAGCGCAACGATCACTGCTCCCCAGCCAGAACTGACAAGACTCGACGTAATCGCGAAGATTGCACCGATGATCGTCATGGCTGCAACCTGGACCACTCCTTCGAGTTCGACGAAGGCAACGGCGAGGAGTCCGACCGCGATGATCGCTGCTCCCCAACCACTGCCGAGTAGTGCTGCCGTGATCTGTGCAATTGATTTCGTCGTGAACTGTGCAACGACGACGATGGCACCAGCGAGCGTGAACAGCGCACCGACTAACTTGTCGACTGCGGTGCCAGTAAGTTCCAGGTTACCTGTAAGTAGTGAGAGGCCGACGATAATCAGTGAGATTCCGACGAGGACCTTTGCGAGTGCTGCCACAAAGTCTATCAGTGCAACTTGTCCGGCCAAGATGGTGCCCTGTAGTTTGATCCAGATATTGACCAGTGTAAATAGTGCACCGATCAACTTCAGTGTGGTACCGATCATAACGATCAGTACCAGCACGAACACACTCGCAACGTCTCCTACGCCACCGAGCGACTCCTCGAAACTATCGACTGCCCGTATGACATCACTGAGAGCGCGAATCATGGACGCAAGTGCGGGTAGTAGCACTTTCGCGATACCAGATCCGACCTCTGTAAGGGTTACGGTGAGGTGAATCAGTGCCAGAGTAAACTCAGAAATAGCCGGTGTCACTTCTTTCGTGATGTCCGACGTAAATCGGATAAACTCCGGCATCTTGTCGATGATGAAGACGAGCAACTCAGTAACGATCGGGAGAACTTCTTCGATGCCCTCCTTCATCGCAGTGATCATGTCGACACCACTCGTCTCGTCACCGAGGCCGAGCAGTGCATCTTCGAGCCGGAAGAAGAACGACTCAACTTCGTCCATCTCCACGATCTCTGCGAACGCTTCGGCAACGAGGTGGATGAAGAACACGAGGTCCTGTAGCAATCGCAGCACGAAGTCGATGCCACTCATGCCCGCTATGTTCGCGTTTGCGAGCGGTGCGACCGCATCCTCGATCGACTGTGCCAGACCACGGGCGATCGCTTCGAGGGCCTCTGCCTTGCTCGTGATGCCAGCGAACCGTTCTTCCATCGATTCGAGGAGGCCGAGGAAGCCCACGGCTGCGAAGGCAGCGAGTGCACCGGCTGCGGTCAGGAACGCACCAGCGAGTGCAACGACGACCGAGACAAGCGGTCCGACGGCAGTTGCGAGTAGTGGGATCGTGACGAAGACGTTCTGGAGTGCGAAGTTGAACGGACCGAGGTTCGCTGATACAGTGCTCAGTGCCGGACCGAGCGACAGTAGCGAGTTCCGTAACTCTTCGATCTCGTCCTTGGCATCCTCTGCGTTCTTCTCTGCTCTGGTGAGTCTGAGTGCGAGTGCTGTCAGACCGTCGTTGGCAATGCTAACCGATCCACGGAGGCCGAGTGAGGACGCAGATAGTTCTTTAAAGTTCCGATCTGCACCACTCGTCGCAGAGGACACGCCTTTTGCAGCACCCATGTACTGCATCATCGAGTGGTTGAGTTCGGTGAGTGACTCCTTGGACAGTGTCGTCCTGCTCGACAACAGACCCATGTCCTCACCAGCGTCCTCTGTTGCTCTGGAGATGGCGTGTAGTGTTTCACCAGCCTCTTTATTGACGTCGCTCCACTGGCTGATCTCCTGTGCAAATTCACCGACTGTCATGTCGGATACGTCTATGTTCGTCAAATTACCCATTACACGACCCGTTACACCAGCACCCCGATCTGGTGTAATACGTTCAGCAAGACTTCGTTTGAACGCATCGGACTGTGTCAGTGCACCCGGCATATCGCGCTCCATGAAACTCTCGAACACGTCCGGGTCGGTCAGATCACCGAGGTCCGTCTCACCGATGCTCTGTATTGCAGCAGCCGTCCCAGTTGCGTTAGCAGTCGCTAACGCTGTCATGGCGTTCAACTTCTCGAACTCGTCGTTCAGGTCCTCGGTACTTCCTTCAGCCTTCTCTGCTGCCACAGTGAGTGAACCGAGCGCCTCTTCGACGTCGTCGGCACCCTCCTCCGTGGACTCCATCGTACCGGTGAGTGATGCAAGCGCATCACGAATCTCTTCGGCTGCATTGGAGAGGTTCTCCTGTACGTTGATTTCGCCGAAGATGTCGAGATCGCCAAGTACCATTGTATCGTGGGTGGTGTTGGGTTTGAATTGGGTGTGCCGTCGGGTGCTACTGGGACCAGGTTAGAGGTTCGGGGCGGAACCTGGACTGGGTGTACCGGTGCCGGCAGTCGAGGGCATCGAGTTCCGTGCGCTCTGCATCTCGCTCTGTGCTTCTTCGCCACCGGTCTCCCGGTAGATGTCCGCTTCGGTCAGGGACTTGATCTGAACGTCCTTCAGGTCTGCAAGCGTCGCATCGCGCTCGTATCGGATTTCTCCAGCGCCATTGCAGTTCTCACACGTTTTGGTGAGAATCCCACTGACGCCGATGTCACGGCCGAGAATCTCCGCTGTGAGATCGATCTGTTCCTCGCCGTCGCCATCGCACCGCTCACACGTGTGGTGCTCCTCGACGCGGAACTTGTATCCGCACCGATGGAGCGTCAGGAGTTCTTGTCCGTATCCACTTCGCGAAAATCCTTGATCGACCCCTGGTCACCGAGCGAGAGTTCGATGACGGCCGACCCCATCTCGAACAGCACCTCGAAGGACAGTTCTGCGACCATGTCCTCGAAGTTGTGCCGAGTGAGTTCGTCGTGGTCCATTGCCTCTGCACAGAGGTTCTCGAAGGCCAGTACGGTTTCTCCGTCGACGTTCGACAGCATGTTCTGCTCCTCCGCGAGTTCCTGAGCCTCGTCCTCGTCCTCTGCCTCGGACAGTGTGTCCAGCATCTCGTCTGGCAGCCGATTGATCTGGTCGAGGACGTACGATCGATCGACTTCGGTGATGTCGACCGTGAGTTCGGCACCAGTCTCGTGTTCGAGTGTGTACTGCTTGCTCTTCGATTCGTTGTCGGTCACGCGCTGGTAAAATTCCATCGCATCTACTTCAGGCATTGATGATCACTGAATTGTCGTGTTGTGTCGGATTGGATTGCGTTGTGTTGTGGTGGCCACCGACCAGAACGATCGGTCGACGGCGACGGCTAACTGTGGGGTGGAAAATAGTCGGGGAGCGATCGGAATCACGTGGGGAACGTGATCTGTGTTCGTGTCCGGACGATCAGAACGTTACACCGGGTCCAGTCACGTTCAGGTCCTCTGCCACGAAGTCCCACGACGTGCTCGACACGTCGTCGGACGGCAGGTCGCGTGACATGCCCGTCACCATGACGTTCGTGAACGTGAACGTGCGTCCACCGGTCCCAGTTCGACTGGGTTCCTCCTTGACTGTCATCGTGACGCGCTCTGGTTCCCCATCGTCGCGCCACAGTTTGCCACGGAGGTTCTCGTTCTTCCCGTCGTACTCGAAGGACCCACTGTATCGAAGGCCAGTGATGGCAATCGATGGTTTGAGTGAACCCTGCTGTACCTCGGTCGTGTTGACGTCCTGGTCCCACGACACGTTCGACACGGGAATGTCGTTGCCATCAGGAATACTGATGATCGCGTCGTTACCAGTGTGTCGTTCGTCACCTGCTACCATTGTTCTGTGTCACCTGTTTATGCTGTGTTGATCGTGATCGAGGTGTTCACTCGCTTCGCGATGCCGTACGGTGTGACACCGATGTCGACACCGACCTCGTTCGCGTCGACCTCGTAGACGTCGACGAACCAGTTCTCGTTGCCCTGATCGAGACCCTCGTTGGACTTGATCAGGCGGTCCTGTGCGAGACCACGCAGTTCGACCTCGATCTGTGTCTGGACTGCGTCACGAGTTCGCTGGTCGTTGATTCGACCGATGACGCTGTCACCGATCGTCTTGGCGATCAGAATGACCTGATCGACGATTCGGCGCGTGAAGTAGTCACGCGTCCAGTCAGTGTTCTGCGAGGTCGACCGGTTGTCTTCGATCTCGATCGATCCGCCACTGGATGGTTGGATGACCGGGATCACTTCTTCGTCACGGAGGTCGTTGGCCTCACTGGACGACAGTCGCTGATCCAGGTTGTCGACAGTAAGTGACTCGTAGATCGACTCGTCGAGGTCGTTGCCTGCCATGACACCAGCGAATCCGCCCGTGATGAGGAACTTCGAATCCTCCTCACGACCGGGTGCGTGGAGGAACATGGCGTCGTTGTCGATGCTGTCCGAGTACGACCCAGTGTCGAACTTCGCGTCGTTGTCGGTGGAGAACGTCGTGTTCGGTTCCGCCGACTGGACGCCCATCGCCATCTTGTAGTTTCCACGGAGCGTGTTCAGTCGACCAGAGAGGTCACTGGCAATCGTCTCCGATTCGGCGAGGTTGGCGAGGATGCCCGTCTCCTCGACGTCGATGACGGTCTCTGCTTCGTCCAGACCGGCCGTCCAGTCCGGATACTCGTAGTCGACGTCGTAGTCGGCTGCCTCGTCGGCCGACCACTCACGCGTAATCGGGTTGATGAACATCGTGTTCGAAGCCGACGGCTGAGACGGGGGCTGGTCGTAGCGGAACTCGACAGATACCGACTCGTTGTTCGTCGTGTCCTGTACCGAAATCTTGCTGGTGTCCTCGATGATCGGACCGTTGGCGAGTGTGCCCGACGACGTGTTACTGAAGGTCTCCCCCGTAACACTGACCTCGTCGAGCAGCACGCCGTACAGGAAGTCGATGTTCGCACCGTTCGCGAGTGCGTCCTTCATCGCTTCCGCGAGTTCCGACCCGGAGCCGAACTCGTCGTCGGCCTGTGCTCGGGACGAAATCTGCGTCGCCGTGTTGGCCGACGCATTCGCGTTGGCCTGATCACCGACACCGGTCAGTACGAGTTTCTGCTCACGACCGATGGCGACACCAGTGATGGCCCCACCAGCAGTCGTGACTTGCACGCCTGGGAAGGCACCGTATGTCGTTGTGCTTGTCATTGTGTTGATTCGTTGTTGTTGATTGTGTGTTGGTCGTTGTCGATTCCGTCAGGGCGGTTTCAGTGTGATCGCAACGTCAGTGCCCTGTGCACTGTCACCGTCTGCTGGGGTTTTCACGCTGGCAATGAAGTCGTCCGCACCGTACTCCTCTGCCGTGTTGACTCGCTCTCTGAACCAGACTTCGCCGGACTGTCGCCACCGACGGAGTGCGGGCGTCATTGAGAGGTCATTCGCTGGTGAACCCTCGTCGACGGTGAAGTAGTCGATGTCGCCGAGCGTCGTGTCTGGATCCGATGGGTCGGGGAGTTTGTCGTCGACCTGCACCGAGTCGTACTGGTACAGTGCTCTTCGAACTGCTCCACCGATCTCCTTCTGATCGTAGTCGTCACCGGCTGCGGTCCAGACGTCGATCTGGATCTCCATCTCGAACAGCGCATCGTAAATGCGCCCGATGTGGTTGCCCGCGTTGTCCGTCGCGAACCCGCTGAAGTCGGTGTTGTGGGGCCGACTTCGGATCGTCGACGTGTTCGTGATCTCGACGATCGGTGGTCGAACGTTCGACTGTGCGCCAGTCGAATCGAGTTCGAACGTGGCGTACGACGTCGAGTTCGGGAGGCGTCCCGACTGCTTGATCGCAGTCTTGATGCTCTTGAGCACGGTATCGGGTCGGGCCATCAGTTGATTACACCCGCCTTTCGGAACATCTCTTGCATCGATGCGAGGATGTATCCGCGCATCTCTGGTGCGTTGTCCTCGATCGCATCACGCATGAAGTGCTGGGGCTCGACACCAGGGTGGACGACGTAGTTGAAGAATGCGTCAGCACCCTCTCCTCCGTCACCGTCGTCTGCTTGCCAGCCAAAGCGGTCGAATACGATTGTAGGACCACTCTCCCAGTCTGATTGTCCAATTTTTACTGGACCAGTATCACTCGTAATTACGTATCCAGAACGACCGTCGTGCGTTGTTCCTCTCTCACGGAAACTCGATTCCGACTGATCGACTGCCTTCGGTCCGGTACCGAACTCGTGGTAGGCCACGATGTCCGACGTGGCACCGAAGTAGTGCTGGTATCGGTCACCAGCCCACTCACCACGCTCGTGTTCGATCGTCTGTGCACGATCGGCCCCGACGTGTGGCTCCGCACCCGACTTCGCGTCGGGCATCACGGCCTCGTCCATCGCATTCTCGACGCCCTGTTCGATGGCACCGTGTGCGCTCAACTCAGTCCCGTCACGGGACTGAATGTTGTCGTACGCGTTCGCGATCTCCTCGATCTCGTCCTGTAGATCGTCGAAGCCATCGATCGACGCCATCATATATCACTCGTTCCCGAGTTGACAGACCGACTGAAGTTGCCGTAGTCGCTCGACCCGATGCCCGCTTCGTTGATCTTGTCGACGAGTCGGTTGTACTCGTCGAGGTATCGGGACGAGTAGTCGCTCAGTGCGCCCCCATCCGACGACATGTCACCGATCGTGACGTCCGACGGTTCCTCGGCAGCGTGGGTGAGCACGTGTGTCGCGAGGTTCATGACCGCAATTCGGTGTGGGTCGATCACCTCGGCAGCGGGAATGTCCTCACCGCTGTTCGTGTCGAGTTCCAACGACGTCTCTGCGTGGAAGATCGCCTTCCGTTTCTGCTCCGATGAGTACTGGTCGGGACCAGAGATCGGAACGTCGTCGAGTTCGATGTACTGGGGTGTGTAGTCTGTTTCGATCGACATCGGTTATCGTCCTGTGCGACGGTTCAGTGCAGTGAGCACGCCGTCGCGATCAGTGTTGGTTGGTGTTCGAACAGCCTGACGGAGATCGACAACGGGCGTTAGCCCTCGATCTTGACGGCTGCGTTGGGTTCGATGGCGAGCCAGCCCATCCGGTTGTAGATGCGGAAGACGTCGGTCTGGGACCGGTCTTCGCGGTACTCCTCGGTGGACACCGGCTCACGAGTCCCCTCGTAGCCGTAGAAGTCCGTGTCGACGAGGAACGCACCGGGATTGGAGTTACCGGTGATGTTGTTCCCGTCGTCGGCCTCGACGACGTCGAAGCCTGCGATCCGACCAATCTGGCCGGACCGTCGCATCTCGCCCTGCATCTCGCTGGCTTCGAGGAAGTTCGCGTCCGACATGAGGTCGTGCGCTGCGTCGATGTCAGCGATGAGCAGGTCGGGACTGTAGTTGGACTGCATCAGGGACTTCCGACCGTCGAGCACGTCGTCGTACGTGAACACGCCGTCCGCGTCGCCCTGCGTACTGGCCACGTTGCTGTCCAGCACGGAGAACGCCTGGTCGTTCATCTCCTCGGCCATCTGTCGGGCCTGACGATCGACCTGGTCGCGGACCACGTTGATCATGCTGTCCTCCTGGGCCTCGTGGGTGAGTGCCACCTCGAAGCCGTACTTCGAGAAGGTCAGCGTCTTCTTGCTGTACGTCTCCTGCTCGCGGGGGAACTCGGCACCCTCGGCTACGACCGACGGGTTGCCGATCGAGTCGTCCGGAACGGGGAACTGGACAGTGTTGGAGTTGATCGTCGTCGCATCGTAGTCGCGGAACGCCTGCCGGTACTGGAGGTTCTCCTGAACGATCTCCTCGACTCGGTCACGGAGAATCGGTCGCGTCAGACGGAAGTCGTCGATGTCTCCGACTTCAACTGCGAGTTCTTCCAGATCCATCTGGGATACGTCGTTTGTCATTGTTGTATCGTTGTGTTGTTGATTGTTGCTACGTGTTTACTCCAGCCGAACGTACGAGTAGTACTCGCTCGATCCGCTGGGGTACTCGACCGCATCGGTGAGTGCCTTGTAGCCCGAGGACCCACCGTTCGTCGCCACTCCGGCCGTCGATGCTGGCTGGAGTTCGTCGCCACCCGTCACGCCGGACGTGACACGGGCCTTGACGATGCCACGAAGGACGACTTCGCCCTTCGAATTGGCTGCCGTGTCGTCACCGATCACGGCGTCGAGATCGTCGTTGTTCGTGTCGTCCGCAGTGTCGACAGTCAGATCGCCGTCGATCATGACCCACATCCCTTCGGTTGCGGGGTCGACACTGTTGTCGGAGTTGTTGTACGTCATCGTGTACGTGTCGCCCGACTCTGCGAGTCGGTCTCCACCTTGCTGTGTCATTGTTGATTACCTGTGTTGGTTGAGTTGGATTGGTTGCCGATCAGGCTTCGACGCCCATCTCGTCGGGGTCGATGCCCATCTCTTCGAGCGAGATCTCGCCCGAACGGACCTTCTCGGCCTGTCGCGTCAGACCGTCGTCTTCGAGGTTCGAGGCCACTGCGTTACGCAGTTCTTCCTCGTCGACCTCGTCGGTCTCGTCGGGGTCGGGGTCGCTCAGTTCCTCCTTCGAGGCCGACCCACCGTCGGGGTCGGGCTCACCGGCACCGAGTTCGGCACCGACGGACGCCTCGTCGTGGGACTCGACCTTGTCGCGGAGTTCCGTCGGATCGAATCGAGCCGACAGTTCCTCCGCAGTGAACGGAGAGTAGTCCGCGAGTTCCTCGGCGAACATGCCACCGACATCCTCCACGAGACCACGAAGTTCCTCGTGCTCCTCGTCGGAGAGAATGTGGGGGTCGTCGTACTCGCTCAGTTCTTCGAGTCGGTCCTGGTCGACGTCGTCGAGGACGTCCTGATTCTCGGACAGTTCGTCCAGCGTCTGGTTCACGTCGTCGAGGCGGTCGTCGAGTTCGTCAGCACGCGCTGCCTTGGTGCTGAGTTCTTCGACGTCGTCTCGCTCTACGACGACGGGGTCGTTCATCTCGTCGATCGCATCGTCCGATGCGGATTCGTATTCGATGTCGCTCATTGTTGTATCGTTTGGTGTTCCAAATTTCAGTGCAGCAATGTCGGCAGTACTCTGCCCTGTCGTCTCGGAGCGGGCGTCATCGTCGCCGAGCATTGCTACCGTGACGGATCGGTCGTCACCCTCTTCCATCTGTTCGCCGGCCACTGGCTGATCGAAGTGCTCCTGTGCCCAGTTGTCGATCTTCGTCTGGAGTTTGTCGGCCATGTCGTCGGACACACCGTCCATCTGGGGTGCCGTCTGATGGGCCGAATCGAGTGCGTCCAGACTGAGATCGCCATCGGGGAAGACGACTGGTAGTGCGAGATCACCGTAGTTCTCAGGTGGCCACTCACCAGTCTTCGAGACGATGAAGTGGTCGTCGATCTCGGACATGTCGTCCGTATCGAAGTCCTCCATCGCTGGCTTCTCCCACTCGCGCTCCTCGTCGAGGCCATCCCACTCGGGTGTGTGCCACGCTGCTTCGAGTTCCTCGGCAACACGATCGTCCTTGGCATCGATGCCGTCTCCCATCGACTCGGTCTCTTCGAGTGGGGCAGTAACGGTGTCGCCCGTCTTCCGGAACGACCCATCGTCGCGCTCCATCACGTCGATCTCGACCATCAGGGTGCCATCCTCACGCACGAAGTCGGAGATGACGCCCATCTTGTCGTCCCACATGACGAGACCGTTGATGTCGAGGCCATTTACCTCGGCCAGTTCCGACACAGCGTCGTGGAGGAACGACATCGACATCTCGTCGTCCTCGTCACCGTGCTTGGCCATGTCGGACTTGGACTCGGGCATCGTCATGGGTTTGATGTCGCTGAAGCCAGCAGTGATGGTGAACCCGGTCGACGTGAGGTCACCATCCTCCATGCCCATGATCTCGACCATCGCCACGTGCTTCTCCTCGTCGACGTGGACGATTTTGCCGAACAGATCCGGTTCGACCTGCCAGCGGACCATGTTGCCCTCCTCCCACTCCGGCGCATTGCCGTGGTCGGAACGGGGCATCTCGGTCATGTCGGGATGTGTTCTGTTCTCTTCTTTCATCTCGTCTGGTACCTCCGGAATCGAATCGAACGGGTTGTGCGCCCAGTTGAGCAGGCTGATGGCCCACTCACTCGGACAGCCGTGTGGTCCGTCACGGGGGTCGTCCGGTTCGTTTGCCTCGTCGGACATCCGGCTGATGAACGAGATCGTCCGCTTCGCATCCTCGACCTCGTCTGCACCCCAGTCGGACTTGTTCGTCTCCAGCAGGTGCATGTTGCGGTCGATGACCGCATCAGTGTCGACCGACGCCTCCTCGGCGCAGGGGTGGTTCGACCACTCCTCCAGTTCGGAGGCAGTCATGTTGACGTGGTCCGACCACTCGGAGTACACCTCGTCGACCTCGTCTTCGAGTTGCTCCGGAGTCATCTCGTGCTCGTGGTCCGACGCTTCCTCGTGGTCCCACTCCGAAATAGACGATTCGAGGTGCGCCACCATCGTATCAGTGAACTCACCGGACTCGGGGTCGTAGTTCTCGATCAGGTAGACTGGTTCGTCGTCAGACGCGCAGATCTCCTGATCACCGTCGATCTCGTCGGAGTAGCAACCGTCCATCTTCATGCCACGGACCTTGCCGTGCCACGTGCCACCCGACGAATCGCCTTTGACCCAGTCACCCTCGTCGAACTCGTGAGTTGCGAGTTCGTCGAACGTCTGCTGGAGTTCGGCTGCACTCATGCGCTCAGATCCCTGTTGCATGACGGCAACCGACTGTCCGCCAGGACCCTCGGCGAGTGCAGTCGCCTCACCCATCTGGACGGTGTTCGACGGCGATGCGCCACTGGAGACGACCGCCAGATTGTCGAACAGAACGTCCTCGGTCTTCAGTGCACCAGTATCGGGGTCCTCGTCGAGATCGTCGACGGGTGCGTGGTACGCACGCGCCGAGACGTCGAGGATGCCGGCACTGATGTCCTTCGCGAGTTGCTCGTAGTGCGGAGCGATCTCGGCCTCGTAGATGACGCCGACACCCTCTCGGTACGACGCCTTCGTTACTTCGCCGACAGTCCCGTCCGTGTTGTTCTCGTGATCCTTGACCAGTGGCTGACCAGCGAGTGTCTCGGCTGCCTTCTTCAGTTCGTCTGCCGGCCACTTCTTCTTGATGCCGGACTGACCGACGGTCACGTCACCGGCACCGAGGGCAACACCGTGGATGGTGTACGGACCATCGTCGTCCAGTTCGGACGACAGGTGCGCGGTCCCGACGCCAGCCTGCGATACTGTGTCAGCCATTTGTGTGTGGTTATCGGTTGGCGAACGCGCTTGCGTTCTGTGCCGGATCGTCTGCGGGGTGCAGGTAGATCGTTCCGGCTGCGTCAGCAGTGTCCGGTTCGATCTGGACCCCGACGGTTCGTCCTACTGCGTCGGTACCAGTGTTGACGTCGGACGAGGACGCGTCGATGCCAGTGTCAGTGTACACCGTTGCGTCCATCGATCCGAATCCGTTGCTCTGTACGTCGCTTACTTCGTCGTTCGAGTCGATCTTGACAGTAACGTCAGTGTTCGTGTCGGTCGTATTACCAGAGTCGAACTCGACACGGACTGCGTCGTAGCGGGGGTGCGCTCGGAAGAAGAACGCACTGGACCCACCACCAGTGACGTCGAACGACTTCTGTGGTGTCGTGAGTGCCATTGTTGTGTAGTGTTGTGTTGATTACAGTTCGATGATGCCGTCCGCACGTGCCTCAGCGAAATCCTCCCAGTTCATGGTGTAGATCGCCGACTCGTTGCGAAGTCGACGATACACGGCGTGCCCACCGAGATCGCCGAGTAGTTCGCAGGTCATGCCGTCCATCTCGAACTGCATTCCCGCGCACTCGTCGACCGAGAACGGTAGTAGTCCGTCCGGAACGTAGCGACCCTCGTGGACGAACGTAGCACTGTCTTCGTCAGGGCCGTGGTCGAACGAAATCCATACTGTTGGGGTCTCGCTGTGGTGTTGTGGTTCTGCGGACATATCGATTCACTGCCTGTGCAGCGACAGTAGCGCACGTCATTGTGGTGCTCGAACCTCGTTGTGTGGGACAGCACGGTTACCGTGCTCGACGTCAGAGTGTGAACTCACGACCACATTCGTCACAGATATTATCACTCATTTTCTTAAACCCTCTTAGATCATTTTATAGAGTCAGAAACGTCCCCTCCAACGCTCTGTTCCTAAGATCTCATCTTTGAAGGCGCTACATAGGCGACGACTGCCTATCTCTGCCATGCACCCTTTCCAAGTCGAACCCATCGACGACCAGGCGTCGAGGGCGATCATGCGAGCGGGTTCGTCGGCCTTCTCCCACGACGGTGGCCAGTCGTCGAACCCGACCCCAGGATCGTCGACTCCAGGGACGTTGATCAGTTCTTCGACCGATCGATCGTGCAGTTCTGCGACACGACGCTCGGGGACCATGTGGTACCCGACCGCCATCTCTGCATCGTCGAGGTCCTGTTCGGGCTCCTCGGGCACCTCGTCGGTGTCGATGACCTCCTCACGGTCGGTCTCCTCGATCTCGTCGGCCGTGAACGGTTTCGAGCCACCGGATGCGCGTGCGACGACGTACACCGTCTCTCCGTCCTCTCCGACGGTCTCGGTTTCCTCCTCACCAGTCGGCCAGTCGAGTGGGCCCTCGACGACGCCAGTGATGATGCCGAACTGGTCCTCGTCGTACTCGACCCACTTGCCTTCTTTCAGTTCGAGTGACGCGACAGCGTAGTCGACGTCCGACCGGAGTAGTCGTGCGATCGTGATGCCGTTGTCGTCAGTCATGTGTCAGTGATTGGAACGATTTCAGACGTGCAGCCGAAGTGGAACGGTGGTGCTGGTGGCAGCGGATCGAATCCATCGAATAGAACCGACTCCGGCACGTCGTCCATCAGTTGTTCCGACATCGTCTCGTCCGCGTCGAATCGTGCGACAGCACCGTCGTGAGTACCACAGCCAGCGAGGTGCTCACAGAGGCGTGTCGTATTCGGACCGCACGTGTTGATTACTTCGATGCCTGCGACGTCGCGTGATCGCTCGTACTCGGTCAACTTCGTGTTGTTGACCGCACTCTGTAGTTCCATGTGGGCGATGATCTCGGCACGTCGTTCGATCGTCTCGTCGTCGAGGTGGGACTCGACACGCTCGACGATCTCGTCCGACGGGTCGCCACGGTTGGCGCTCGCACGGACCGTATCGGACAGATCGTTGAGCAGTTCCTCGGCAGCCGATCGCGTCGACCGTTCGAGCGAGTCGGCGTGGTCTCGTGCACTCTGTCGGTGGCGAACACCGAACGCCAGGTCCATCGTCGGTGTGTGGTTGTCCTGGTTCAGTGTGTCGATCGTGTCCTCGATCACGCTCTCGAAGATCGGTCGCGAGTCGAGGTCGGTATTGGGATCCTGTAACGTGGCTTCGATCGCACGACGTGCAACGCCGTCGATCTCACCCGCGCCAGCGACTGGTGCGCCACCGTACTGACGCTCGAACTCGTCGATCGCGTTGTCGCGTGCAGTCGTGAGCAGGTCCGCAATGCGACTCGACAGCGTCCGCTCGTCGTCGGTCGTACTGACGAGGCGTGGGTCGGCCAGTTCCGCTGCCTCGGTCGGATCGACGACGTAGTCCTGACCGGCGAACGACGACTGGCTCGTGCTGGACGCCTGGTTCGCCTGGTTGGCCTGGTTGGCCCGATTCGACTGGCCTGGTGTCGGCGCACCGACGCCGGACTGTCCGCCCTCGTTCGTCGTGTTCTGTCCGCCACCGCCCTGGGCACCGGCTGCACCCTGGTTCGACGGGTCGGCGTCGGACGTGTACCGGATGATCGATCCCGACACGTCCTCGGGTGCCACTTGACCATCGGGACGGCCGATGTGGAACTCGACCGAACTCGGGTCGGAGAGATCATAGTCCCGTGCCACATCGCGGAGGTACGGCGTAACCTTGTTCTCCAGATCGCGCCGAACTGCCTTGACCTCCTTGATGAACTGTCGTTGCTGTGCCTGAGCGACTGCTGGTGCCACGTTCTGGCTGAACCCACCGGTGGCGTACACCGGACCGGGGAGTCCCGACATGATGGCGTTGATGTCGTGCTGGAGTGGTGCCTCGATGTCGGCGGTCTCACCAGCGAACTCATCGACCGAGACGTCACCGGAGACGGCCTGCATCAGGCCCGGTTCGAGATTGTCCTGATCGTAGTCTTCGAGGAAGTCGTCGACCTGTTCCCTGGACCAGGGGTTGTCCTCGGTCCCCATGTTGAAGATGATCATGGGCCACGCCTTCGATCGGATGGCAGCGTCGTTGTCTCGGGTTTTCTGCAACCAGCCCTCTGCTCGTTCCTGAATCGTTCGGATGCGACTCGTACCTCGTGCTGCTCCGATGTCGGCGTCACGTGGCCAGTGCAGGATCTCGTCACGGATGTAGACGACCTCCTCCTTGGCGTCCCACCGTGGCTTCAGGTCGTCGAACTGGACGTACGCACCGGTCTCTCCCTCGTCGTTGACTGGCGTCCGTGCCTCGCCACCGACCTTGAGATCGACCGGGTCGGAGACCGGGTCGTCGGGTGCGGGAAGCATCGCCTTGCCAGGCTTCGTGTAGATAGTGATCGTATCGTTCTGGAGCGGGTACAGGGCCTGGTGTCGACCCTGGTCGTCCGTCACCTTCTCGATGAACACTGTCCCACGAACCTCACGCTCGACGATCATCTTCCACGCGAGTTCGCTGAAGTTCTGATCGTGTTCGAGATTGACGACAGCGACGTTCTCCATGTACTCGGTGAGTTCGTCGGCCGTCTCCTGGGTGTCGGCTGTGATGTACCAGCCGGGTTCGATCACTTCGGACGCGAAGTTGTCGATGGCACTATTGACGAGTCCAACGTCACGGTAGATCTGCCAGTACTCCTCAAGTTCTTCCTTCGGGGGATTGTTTTCGAGGTAGTTACCGACGATCGTGCCGGTCGGCTGGTCGTCGCCAGCGTACCCTTTCGGTTCCGGTTCGGACTCACGATTATCGATGAGTTCCGCAATCCGGTTCCGGAGGTTATCGAACCGTCCCATTGGTCACTCTCACTCAGTCAGTAATCTCCCCGCCACTTAAATAGGTGTGTCAATCGTTCACACCGATTCTGCTACTCTCACAGTCACGTACCCGACGTTCGGGAACGACTGACTCACGTCGAAGGAGGCACCCGTGCCACCGTTGTAGTCGACGAGGAATCGTGCGTTGTAGTAGCCAGCCGTGTCCGTGTCGGAGTCGGACCAGTGGTACGTGACGTCGCCAGCAGTCGCGTCGTCGATGTCGACACCGTCGCCGTCCGTCGCACTCGACAGCCCGTCGGCTGCGACGTTCGAGTCGACTTTGCGCGTGTCGGACCCGACCGCGCTCATCACGAACTTGATGCTCGCGTTCGTCAGGTCGACAGCGTTGCCATCGTCGTCCTGTAGTGTCACTTCGAGTGGATCGGACGTGTTGTCCTGTGCGATATAGAAGTCTACTTCGTTCATTCGTCTGTATCGTTGTTCTGATACGTGCCGTCGCGAACCGTGTGTGGTTGCCCACCACGGACGACGACGGTCGTTCGGCCATGCTGTACCGCGTTCGTGTCCGAGACGTCAAGTTCGGGCCCGACGCCGGTCGGAGTGATAACGAGTCGTCCCATAGTAATTATTAATCGTAGGTAATTCGGTCGGACCCGACGTACGCCTGGTTCAGGTCCTCGTCGTGACCAGTCGTCTCCTCGTCAGCCCCGAACGTGTATCGTTTGTTGCGACCACTCCCAGTGAGCCGTCCGATCGTTACGACGTCGGTCATGCCCTGTGCGCCCATCGACCCCGACCCACCAGTGTTCGGGAGCGCCCAGACGGCCAGTGCCATCGCATCCGGAATGTCGTCGTGGAAGCCCTGTTTCGCGTGGATCGACAGGTTCCCGGTCTTGGTCGTCTTGTACCCGAGTTTTTCGAGTTGCTGTCGGACGTCGTCGTACGGTGGGAACCGCACCTCGCCCGACTCCATGTGGGCCTTCATCGTCTGGTAGACGGACTGCTTCTTCTGTGTCGAGAGATACACGTCGTTGACCTGGTTGCCGATCGCGTGTCGCAGTTCGGCGACGAACCCCTCTCCGACACCACCACGATCGACGTTGATCTTCTCGAAACTGTAGAAGTTATCGAGTTGCATCAACCGCTTGCGTGACTCGACGAGGCCAAAGGAGTGGGTCTCGATCTCGAAGATGGTCCCATTCTCGTCGATTAGTGCAAACACCGTCTGGTCCTCACCAGAGGCACCGAGGTCGACGCCACAGTACACACCCGCATCGGGGTCACGCTCGACCGTGTCGTCACCACACTTGCGAACGAGTTCGTTGGGGAAGAACTGATCGCCAGCCGGGACGAACTCGCCCAGCACCTCCTGCTTGATTTGACTCTGGGTCTTGCCCTCCTTGTAGTTCTCGATCTCCTCGTCACTGATGGCAGGGTTGTCGTAGGAGGACACCTGTTTCTTGTACCAGTACTGACCGTCGATCTCGTCGTCACTGTCAGCCTGCATACAGAGGTCAGCCTTCTGTGATTTCTCGTAGAAGTATCCCGAGGCACCGTACGGCGTCGAGCAGAGCACGACGGTACCGTCAGACACGAAGGTCATCGGTTCGATGACCTCCTCGAAAATCTGGTTCTCGATGAAGGCTGCCTCGTCGACGATGATTAGATCGGCCGTGAATCCACGAATCTTGTTGCCGTTGCGACCGGTAGGCACGACCTTGATGCGCGACCCGTGCTCGAACTCGATCTCGGTCTGCGTACTTCGCTCGATGCCCCACTGATCGTCAGTGAAGCCGGCGTCGTTGATATCGGACTGGAGTTGCGCAAACAGTTCCGACGACTGACGCAGCGCGTCGGCCGTCACCAGTACGAGTGAGCCCGGATGCGTGACAGCGTGGTACAACGCGATCCACGACGCTGTTCGTGACTTCCCGACCTGTCGTCCTGCAACGAACGTCTTGCGA